TTCTGAGGTATTGGCAATGGTTTGTTTCTTCCATTTCTCATCTCTACCGGGCACATCCCACCAGTCAACTCGGAATGGTTTGAATTCATTGACCTCCTGCACCGCGCCTTCATAGATCTTATGGAACACGTTACCGATACCGTTAGCAGTAGATGTAATAATAACTCTAGATGTTTTACCAGATGAGATAACAGGATATGTTGAGGTATAGAACTGTGCTGCGTTTTCTACAAATGCAAACTCATCCAGGAACAGCAGATTAACAGATAAACCACGAATGGAAGAACCAGATGTGGCTGCAGCAATAATCCGAGAGTTATTAGAAAACTCAATAGAACCTTTGTTTAGTGCTTTCGTACCAGGTTGCAAAAAGAAAGGAATATTTTCTAACGCCAGTGTAATGCGCGCCAGCATTTCTCTTGCTGTGGCACCTTTGTTAGCAAGGATAGCAATAGTTTGATCTGGATGAAATAATGCATACCACAATATGTACATACACGAACTGATGGACTTACCAGACTGACGGCATGCTAACACGATAGAGAATCTATTATCCTGAAAGTGATTAAACATTTCTTTCTGATAAGGATACAGTTTGAAAGGAACAAGCCCTTCATCCAATGAAATAACTTTACCATAAGTCTCAGCAAAATACACAGGATCTTGCATACAGCGCTGGTATTCCTGGATATCTTCTTGAGTCCAGCCCTGTTGTACGCCGTCTTTTTTTACCTGTGCATTACCTAGATAGGTTTCGTTCACTTAATAAATCTCTTTGCTACGAATTTGTGTAGTACATAGAACCATACGCCATTGATGATTGGTTCAATCAATGCAGTCAGCCCTGCGTCAAACCAACTAGCTCCTGTGATAAGTCTAACTGTCGTGATGGCCACCAAGATATGACCAACCGTATAGATCACCGCTAGTAAGACTGAGTCTCCAACCAGCGATCTGATAATTTTAAAGATTCCGTTCGTTACTTCCGTCATGTTCAATCACCTTTTCACTTTCACCACGCAGCATCTTTTGTAACTCTGCTGTGGATCCTACAAATACATTCTGTGTTAAAGACTTGGTATCATCAGGCTGACCTTTAGCCTGAGTAACGTTGATGTCTTGGTTCTTCTTATGCATCGCCATCAATGCATGAGCGTTTTCTGCCTGTTGTTTAATCATGCCAGTCAGGACTTCGATGGCGCGCGGGTGTTCTGATTCTTCCGCTACTCTCTGTGCCAACTGTAAACCCTCTTCACCAGAAAGAAGCAGGGATCTAAGAGTCGAACGAATCAGATCTAGATCTTCATCATAACTAGAATGAACATTCTCAGGAATGTCTTTCTTTGGCACGATATCAGTCATTAGGTACTATCACCATTTCCAGGAATTAAATAAGTTGTGGTAAATCCATAATCGCTGTCCAGACTTACATTAAGAGGATCAGGAACAGTTGTAATTCTTTGCATTAGGTTATCAGAATCCGTCAAGCTATTAGTATTACTAAAGCTACGGAAGTCAACAATAGACTTTCTAATAATAGAGTTATCAGAGATTGGACCAAAGAATGCAGTCTTCATTTCAAAGTCTAAAGTATAGATAATAGTTCTTCTACTTTCTAATGCACCTTCATAATCATCGGTATACGAAATACCTATCAGAGAGATAGGAATGTCTTCTGTGATATTCGGGTAATCACTAAACTGTTTCATTGTAACAGTATAAGCCGGATTAAAGAATGGCAGAATCTGTTCCACAATTTGAACAGCATCTTCATTAGTTTTTGCTAAAATATTTAGCTGAAAATTCATAATATATGGAACAGAAGTAAAAAACTTTGTCTTTTTAGTATTATCATCAGTAACAGTTTCAGTAAAGTTGCTAACTTTAGAAAGTTGTCTAACTGGATCGTAATACATCGAGGAGATCTCAAATGACATACGAGGGAGTTTAATTGCAACGAACCTGGCATCAGTTTCCAGGTCTGCGTTTTCTCTAATTCTATCTAAGAATTTTTGTTTAGGAGCATACGCCAATGGAACTTTGATTTGACTAATCACAGCTCCAGCAGCATCTTTTCTTAACAAATAGATGTTATTAAATATGGTACCAAATGTAGCCACACATTTTCTAATTTTTTCGTGGTAAAAATGCTGTCCAAACATTAGGTAGGATCTCCAAATGGGTTACCTTCACTGAAGTCTAAGAAATCGTCTCCGGCAGTTTCAAATACATCGTTTTGATTATTAATTTGAATTACATTATCCTCTGATGTCGACAAAACGGTATGTGTGTTACTACTAGCATCAGTAATTGTTCCGGCCGTAAATAAGTGGAACTTACCGTCATCTGCTCCAACATGTACAAGCGTTAGTTTATCAGAACTATCATTCCAATTAGCAATTTCGCCTGTAATAGTGACACCATTTGCCAAACTTTGTGTAACAGAAGTACCTACTTCAAAAGCATCACTAGAATAAGCAGAATCCGCTAACGTTAAGATATACTGATAAGCATAACTTCCTTCAATATCATCAATAGCTGCAATGTCTGTATCAAAGTCTTCATCATTGTATTCGAACAGCTCACATGTTAATCTGAAAACAGGAAGATTAGATAATTGGTAGAAAGGTCTTTCGTCTTCTACTCTAGTAATTTCAAAAATAGAATTCGACAGAGGAATAAAAATTAAATCACCTTCGTTTGGTCTTACTTGTGAAGATGAATGGCTGGCTGAAACTTCATCCCATCTTTTCTTAGCTACAATGAAGTTTGCTTGATCTCTTAGCTCTACACCAAATTTAGTGAATAGATCTCCATCACCACCATATCCATCAATGTTTTCCAAATACATTTCAATTTGATATGCATCTTCAAACTTGGAAACAACATCCTCACTAAACACTGTATCTTCAGCCACAATAGAACGAGGCATGTAGAACACGTCTTGTCCATACATTTTTAAAGATTCAATGACTACATTTTCATATAAGTCTTGTTCAGACTTAACTTTTTGGCTGAAGTAAAGGTTAGTGGCCATTATGCTATCCTAAGAAAAAGTCAACAGGAAGCTCATAAGTCGTTCGCATTTTTTCATCTAGTCTTAACAGCTCTTGAGTTGCATCGTCATAAATTTGTCTACCGTTTAACTGCACACCACCTGGAAGTTGCATGCCATCAAACTTAATCAGGTTTGATCCCCATTGCTGTTTAATTAATTGTGTCAAGTATTCTTTCAAGAAAATATCGTTATAAACGTCTGTATGTGTTTCAGGATCTACGATCTTAAAGGTCTCAAAGACTAAATAGTCGCCTTCTACGATATTCTGTTCAGAAAACTTACCGTGGATATGTACTCTGTTCTGATGCCGATTAAAATCAATTTGAGGATACCCAGTCAATTGCATATCAATCAATGAAAGATATTGTTTGACCTGTTCATAATAAGCTAAATTACCGATAAAAGTATTTAAATCATAGATTTCATTAAGCGACATCTGATACTTAATATCAAACATTCCAGCAGAAGATCCACCGGTGGATCTAATCTGAAATAGTTTTTTGATAAAAGTAATACTATCGTCTACATCAATATATCCGTTTGTAATATCCGTAGAAGTAACTTGATGCTTTAGAAAAGTCCGGACTACTGCATCAGAATGATATTCCTGATACATTTGGAGTGCATCGTCCGTTCTATCCTCAAGCTGATCAATATCAACATTGATTTCAATCACCGGTGCACCAAGTCTTCTTAGACAATGATCTATTAGTTGATCTCGAGTACTAGGCTTCGCCATGGTTCTTCCTTACAAACAGATTTATATTATCTATTTATTAGCCCGAAGAATCCTGTGAGGAATCCTGTGAGGAATCTTCTGGATAGGTGAATCCCATTTCATCAAACCATTCTCTAGGATAACCTTGATTTTTAAAAGCCAATAGCGCTTCTAGTTCAGTTGGCAGATCTGCAGAATCCAGGCCCGGGTCAGGCTCCGCGCTATTCCTAGAATTTCTGATAAAGTCTCTATTATTATTTTTCGGTTTCCCAGTAATAAAAGCAATACCATCATCTAAAGATGCGGAATCTAACATTGTATCATAATTTACAATAATCCATTTGTCACCAGCGCTGTCGGTTAAGTCTGATTTAAGATTATAAGTTCCACCATAGTATGATTTAATGGATTCCTTTGCAGTCATTCCATCTTTCTTTTTTACAGCATACCCAAATTCATTTAGTTTACTGTTATTTTGACTTTCTCTGACATACTCTATCAAAGAATTTGTAATTGTGAGAGACATTTTTGCACTCCTATTTCATATCTCTACGAAGACGCTTGGATAATATCACCCGGTCGACTTCTAATAATGACCTGTTCAAGATCAGTTCCTGGTCCGTATCCTCTGTAATCGTTTGGATCTGATGGACCAATTGTTGTTCCTCCACTAGAATCCAAATATGGAGAATTAGTAATAGTAGCTTGTACAGCGGTACCAATAAAGTTGCTTACCACCGTAAAGAACGTTAATCTTCCTGTTCCAACCACAGGATCACTATCTAGTTGACCTAAAGCCGTTAACTCGTTAGAGTCTCCAGATCTATTTCCTAGGAAGTCAGGTCTAGATGCAGCACTGTCTGCGCTATCATGAATTACATCATATGGATTTTGAGCGATAAGCAAACTATTTATAGAATTATTGTAAATAGTTTGATAAAGCTGCAATCTATTACCAACTTCTGGAGCTCCTACCTCACCAAACGGGCCGGGAGGTTGTTGATACAGAATTTGACTAGCATATGAAAGCCCACTATCCGTAAAAGACAGATCTAGAGTAGGTGAGCTATCAAATAAGTTACTAGTAATAGCTTTATTAGAACCAACAAATAAAAGCCCTTTTGCATCAGAATCTGCGCTATCATGCACAATTTGTCCATAGGGGTTAATATTAAATCCGGCAAGATCGACTGCAGGTACACTACTAAGATTCATAGTAACAGTTAGATCAGTAGCAGCACCACCATCTGACTCTCCAGCGATTCCTAATTTTCCACCTGCTACACTAATAGATTGAACGCTTAGATCTCCTTGTGCAACTGCGATATTGTTCAGGTATGCAAGACCCCCGCCTCCTCCACCGCCTCCGGCAGAAGTAGAATTAGAATAACCTGCAGCTCCACCTGCTCCGATAGCCATAATGCTAAACGAGTCTACTCCTTCAGGAATAGTCCATACTGTGGCCGAATCACCAACAGATGATTGTGTAGTAGTAGTAGTAGTACTAGTATTTGGAGGTAAAACTGTGTTTTGATAAGCATTAGAAGATGGTAATTCACCTTGAATTCCGGCTTTATGTGCTAAGTAACCATAAAGTTTTTCTTCTTCGGTTGAAGATAATGTTCCTTGGATAATAACAATATCTAGATAGCTAACATCTGCTCTTCGTGTATTAAGAACCTGATACCCAAATGTAAGTAATTGACCAGCAGGAACTGCAGGAGTTGCATCTCCTCCACTATAACTAGCTCTTCCTCCATCAAATGTTGTTACATGCCCGTTAGTAGTACTGGCTTTGAAATCGAATAACGCCGTATTGCTGTGTAATGTTCTGTAGTTAACATTTTGACCATCGACATTAGTCCAATTATTATAGTTCCCGTATGAAGCAAAGTCGTCGTCACCTTTCCAGTATATATAAGCTCCCGGATCAGAGCCACCCGACGCCCATACTCCACTTACAATTGGACCATAAATATCACTACCTGATCTGCCATTAAGTCTGCCTACTATAAAGACGCGCCAATCATTTGCTTGATGAAGACTTGCAGTACCTGTTTCTTGAAGATAACTTCCTGCAAAAGTTCTTACATAATCATTACCAATTGTAAGATAAGTGCCATTAAAAGAAAGATTGTTTTGTCCTGAAACTTTATTAGTCCATTGCGTTTCACTTCCAGTATTTGCTGAACCGTTAGCACTAATATCACTGCCATCAAACCACCCAACAAGAGTTGCAGATGAAATATCACTGGGTTCCCAGAAATCATAAGAAACTGAGTTGACATTACCTCCACCTCCACTACCTCCGCCCAGAATAATAACCTGGCTGTAGCCTGCTGCCGCTAAGTCTGCGGAATCTGCTGAATCTGGAAACTTTAAAACCAATTACTTATTCCTTAATTTAAACATTAATTAATTCCCAGTTAACAATTTCTTCATTCCATCCATATCTTTCATTAGAATCAGATTCTGGCATAGGGACTGGAGGTTCCCAGCAACAACTGGAATCATTTAGTACCCATGACTCAAAAGATGGTTTGGGTGCAATAAAAGCATCTCTATCAGAATCATAGGTATATCCTATACCTGCATAATTTTTTCTAAAAGGAACTCCTCCTAGTAAATGCTTTCCTTCGGCTGTATTATAAGAAGTTCTTTTACAGGTTTGACCAAGCCTATTACCATAGTAAACTTCCCAGTCAACTCCATCTGTATTCTCGTCTTTACCAACGATAACTTGAGTTACTATGTTATCTGAATTTAAGAATGCGTAATGTGCCATATTAGCTAAACGATATCGAATCGGTCCCTGCTGTGAATACTGTAACTTTATCTGTTCCAATAGTACTAGTTATAGATGTTAATCCTGATCCTACAGTTATTGTATATGTATTGGGGTATCTTAAAATAACTACTCCTGACCCACCAGAACCCGGATATCCATTAGCAGCATCTAGTGCTGTACCACCGCCGCCACCTCCACCAGTATTTACCATTCCTGGTGTAGCAGGAACAACTTTTCCTCTATCGCCAAAAGCATAACAAGCGCCATCACCACCGCCGCCTCGACCACCTACTCCAACGTCAAGATTATAAGTACTGGCTGCACCACCGCCAGCTCTAAATACTGACTTTCCGGTAATAGTAGAAGCAAGACCGTTACCACCATCACCACCTATACCATAGCCAGCTCCTATTTTACCTTCTTCACCGGCTCCACCTCCGCCTCCTGGCCTGGAAGCTAATGCGCTCCATTGATTTGCACCATCTCCACCATCAAATCCCTGGCCAGCACGACCCGCTCCTCCTACATAGGTGACAGCTTGGGCTGAACCCCCTCCAGATCCGCTGCCTCCAGCGATACCTGCAGTTTGGCCGTTAGTTCCTCTACCGCCACCAGTAGAAATAATTGTATGAAACTTGCTATAACTACCATTACTGCCAGCGGATCCTACAGTAGTTGCCCTAGCTCCTCCTCCGCCAACTGTAACTGTATAATTTGTACCTGTTGATAAAGTAAAAGCCGATTCTATGGAACTATTTCGTCCAGAATAGGTGTCTCCAGAATAAGAATTTCTATATCCTCCTGCACCTGCTCCGGATCCCCATTCTGAATAGGCGGCGCTCGGAGGTCTACCTCCTCCGCCGCCACCAGCAATGACCAAATAAGAAACTGTTAAACTAGACATTTACTTATTCCTTAATTTAAACATTTAATCGACGACGCTAGATAGCATATCGTATAACTACGATGCCAGAGCCACCAGCACCTCCGTTGTCCGCAGCTGCGTTTGATAATGTACCAGCACCACCGCCTCCAGTGTTGGCTGCACCATCACTTCCTGACCCAGTTCCAGCAGTATTTCTTCCATTTGTATCTCCGTCTCCCGCGCCACCGCCTTTACCACCAGTACCCATAGTTGCACCAGTGTAGTAGACACCAGCGCCGCCACCGCCATAATAATAGTCGTTCTGCTCAAAATCAGTTATTAGAACACCGTCACCACCATTTCCAGCAGTGCCAGAGGCGGCATCAATACCATCGGCAGCAGCACCAGCACCACCGCCGGTAGAAATGGGGCCCCCCCAATAGCTGCTACCACCATTATATCCAGCATAAACATTTCCTGTTATTCCCGCTGGAAAAGTCGGTGCAGTCCCAGAACCACCTGAAACGGTGATGCTGGCATGTGCCCCAGCACCACCACCGTTTGCACCATCTCTACCTTCTTTTTGCAGTACTTCGTAGTAAGAACCACCCCCACCACCTCCGGTTGCAGTTATACCAAAAGCTGTGGTTGATCCGCCGTTGTTACCGAAAAGGTTGGCTCCACCATTTGTTCCACCAGCACCAACTGTAATGCTGTGAGTTCCGGTAGTAGTCAGAGTAACGCCTGAACCACTATGAGTGGTGCTTGTGAGCATAACAGCCCCACCACCTCCACCACCAGAAATTCTCCCTCCGGCTTCACCACCACCACCGACTAGAAGAACGTCAAACGTCCCTGCTGTAGTTACGGTGAAAGTTCCGCTACTAGTAAACTCTCTAAACTGATATAGTTGACCATCAATAGTGGCTTGATAAGAGTTATTACCGCCAGTACCTACGCCATAGGAGACAGGGACAGAGACAGAAGGCAATCCTCTATCAATAATAGTAGTAGTGTCACTCTGTCCACTTGGAGTAGGATAAATGATTCTTACAGCACCACGCTGGCCGTGACCACCTTTACTACTAAAGGAAGCACTAGATGCGGCTGAACCGCCACCACCACCAAATTTACCTGCGTTAGACATTAATTACTTATTCCTTATACCGAGTCTACTAAAACCCATTCTTGTACTGCTGAATCAAAATTATATTCTACGCCGTCTAAATCTCTTTGAATAGTAAAAATCATTCCGGATCTAATATGATTGATTTGTTCTGGCCATGCACCACTATCAATCATTGGAGTATTATCAATAAACTGTTGAAGACTAATACTGTCATTATAATACTTATCATATTCATCTACTACTAGTGTTGCATATTGAGCAATATTAGTATTAGGATTATCTTTTTGCTCTACTGCATAAGGATAGTATATACTTTTAACCATTTATTCTGTTCCTATCTAATATACATCTCAAAGCGCATAGTTCTATTTACGCCATTATAAGTTGTACAACAACTGATCTGATCTCCAGCAGACATACTAACGGGAGTAGTATAGACATAACCTCCTACGCCAATACCACCCGCTACATCGTTTGTTCCCGGAGATGTTTCATTGTTCCAAGAGAATCCCCATCTAGCCCGGGACTGGCCAGTTCCTGTACCGTCATCGATGTTAAATCCATATCTTCTCCAACCTCCCTGCGAACTAAATGGTCCGCCGCTGTGTCCATCCCAACTAGTTACAGCAGCATCTTGTAGAAGATAGGTATTGTCCGCTGTATTTGTAAAATGATTTAATAAGGTTGTTGCTTGTCCACTACTATAAAAGCTGTTTTCATGCCATGTCCATGCACCTAATCCAGTACCCAAAGTTCCCCCGGCTGTTACGTCTGGGAATCTTGCCATAATATCAGTCCCTTGGAAATAATTATAGCTATTATATTTGGCATCGCCATCGTTCAGATTTATTGCTGTTGGATTAAGGGTATTGTTAGTTTCCCAGTAAGAGGACGTAAAATTAAATGTGGTGCCTCTGGTTGCCTTCATAGCCAACATCCAACCACCACCATAGTAACTACTATTCATTATACAATAAATCTGCGTAGGGCCAACAGTAGGAAGATCAATCCAATAAACTCCATCTGTCGAGCTAGGATAATTAGACAGGATTTGTAATGCACTGGTTGCGGCTTGACTTGAAGACAATCCTGTGGGGGGAGCAGGAGAAGAAGGAATAACATAAACCGGCTGTGCTCCGTTACTATCAAAGTATCCGTCAAATCCACCTTGTGCTGAATCTGAACCGCCAGGAGAACCTCCCCCTGCTGCAGCAGAAGCAGTACCAGCAGATCCTGGTGTTCCTTCGCCGAATAGGCCTACCCCACCGCCACCAAGTAACAGTTGATTAGTAGAAGCGCCACCGCCTCCTCCAGCTCCACCTGTTCCATCGGATCCAGCATCTCCACCTGCACCAGAGTATCCTGCAGCTCCACCACCTCCGGCTCCATTACCAAGAGCACCGCCACCAGTACCACCATCTCCGCCAGAGTAAGAACCCCGAGAAGCACTATAGGTAGTATCTAAGGTTGTAACTGACCCACCTGTACCACCATCTCCAAGAGAAGTACCACCTGCACCACCAGTAATAGTAATCATAGACGCCGCAGTAGTAGTAGTTTGTTCTACAGAAAGAGCTAGCGCAGCTGCAGCGGTGTAATTTTCATTAAATACACCTCCATATGGAAAATTGTCGGAATCGAAGGGGTAGGCCAACTTTTATTTCTCCAAATTAATCTTTTTTTCTACAGTATGTTCACGATACCATGAAAAGTTACCAGCAACAGCATCTTCATCTTTATTTTCTTCTATCCATTCTTGAACAGTTGCGCCTCTGACTTGAATCTTTCCGTAGGCTTCAGTACGTTTAAACGGAATTACTTGAATAATTGGTTCGCCTCTTTTAATGAAAAACTCAAACTCTGATCTATTATCTGGGTTTAAAATCCTAAATGGAAAATTAACGATATTATGATAATTATCTGTGTCCACTACTCCGGTAAAACATTCAAAATATTTATTACCGCTATTGATAGGAGATACAAATAAACATGAGTATCCTTTTCTAGTATTAATTTTCCATGGGTTAATAAACTTCAATACTGGTCCCCTAAAAGGACCTGTTCCCATCTGTCTTTCATCATGTGTCGATAACAATTCATGAGTTTTTCCTGCCAAATTAATTTGACTTCTTGTTTCTTTAATAAAGCTTTTTCCATAATCACCAACCTTAATATACATATCTGCAGGTGCAGGAATAGTATAACCAATCTTCATAGCATCAAGAAAAGGAACACACTTTCTAACAGTATCCAAGTGTCTTTCTAAAGCCATTGGATGAACACCCTCAGAAGTCTGTTCCTTCATTTTTTTAATCCAGTCAGGCAAAAACTTTCTAGCATTATCTGGTTTTGCAACATAAGTATAAGCAGGATCAATCGATACAAATTCAATCAGAGGTTTTTGTTGTTTAAACAAATTCAACATTATAATTCCTAATCATATATTCAGTTAAATTATTTTTTAATCAAGATTGCGGCTTGTGTACAGTTCATTGGGAGAACCCAGTGAGCAACAGAATTCGACGGATTAACGGCATAGAATCCGTCATCATCCAGTTGAATAGAAACCTGGTCAAGATAGTTATACTTATGTGGTGAGTAAGGACCGAAAATCTTCAACCCATATGTTCTGCCTAACATGGCAAAAGCAGATTGTTTCTTACTCGTTCCTCCTGGGTTACCAAACTCTCCATAAAAGTGATGATTAGTAGACTGTGCATAAACATTTTGATTATTTACAAAAGTATACCCGGATCCGGCATCTTCGATATTCGCGGCCGGCGCTTCATGTTGATGGAGACCACCACCGTGAAGTCGCATTGTTCCAACAGAAATAATAGGCTCATATACAGAATATTGATTTAAATTTTCCGGTGTAGGATGGAATTCCTGCCAAGCTTCTCTATTAGCATCTGCAGTGTCAATGCCATTTCCACTAGAAGAATCAATATATGCAGATACCATTGGAATACTTGCACCATATGTTGCCACGCGACCCGGAGCTCCAGGATCTCCTGGAGTATGTTCAGACAGGGATCCAAGCACTGCCGCATCATCATCGCCGAATAATCCGTGTCTAGATCCAAAGAATAGTTCGTTAAGAGAGAAACAAGTATGTTTGTTTTGGTGTCCTACATATCCCAACCAACCCATATGCAATCTGGTGGCAGAAAGATATTCTCTACCTGAAGCCGGAGTGATATAACCATCGTATGTTTGAACCGATTCAGATCTATTGATAGTACCTCTGAGTGTAGATGATGTTCTAGTTGGATACTCAGTCAGGGCAAATTGCGCTCCATCGGCTCCGAGCCACATGCTTTCCCTACCGTGGACAGCTCCATGAGCTACAACATTAGATCCATTGGTTGCTGTGGTTAAATCCCAGTCTTGATAGGTTAGGGATCCGTATTTTGCATTTTTATTTCCAGTTGCAGTTTCACCTACACCCAGGTTTTTATCTCTTTGATTAGATAATGAAGAGTTTTGAAGCAAACCAACCGTCTGAGCATTTGTAAAGTCATCTCCCCAAACAGTATCATTTACATTAAAATATCTATTGACAAATCCCATTAGGATATTACCACCCGCCTCAGCAGTGACTGCATTTGCGCGGTTATTACCATTAGCAGTATCTTGATTAGTAGTTTTTTCAGCAGTTGAATTGTCATCGCGGTCTGTAAAATAATTGCCGCCATATCCAATGTTTGAACCTGCCAATACATGATTCCTGGTTGGGCCCGTTCTTTGTTCACCGACTGCACCATTAGTATTAGCATTGACAGCATTTCCATCGACATAGGTTCCAAAATATCTATGGCTATTATAGACATAGTTAGCCGGGGCCACGGCGGGTTGATATCTAACATTACCGCTAGTTTCGGTAGATGTTTTGGAGTTAGCTATGCCGACGGTATTAGAGCTGTTATTGTTAAGACTAGTGTCATTATTTATGATAGGATCAACAGCATAAAAACTATTGGGAGTGGCCATTCCGTTATTCATTAACAAGCTGTGGAGATTAGTTCTAAATCCATTATGAATATACTCACCATCAGGAGCAGCTTCACCATATTCTTTCTTATACTCAGATGCAAATAGTGTAGTATTATATTCAGATACTTTTTCAGGATCATCATCCTGGTGTTGAGTTGTATGCATAATAAGATATCTGGCATCGGCATTAGAGTCTACACCACGATATGTATCAGTACCATGAGCAGAGTC